CTCACGAAATCGTTAACTGTTCCCCGAATTGGGCCGGCTCTCGACGCGGACGATACACCCCGTCGGGACCGACTCGTCGTGGAATACAACACCTCGACCAACCCCACGTTCGAGGGGGCTGTGCGGGACACGAGTGGGAGGGGGAATGATGGGGTGTTTGTAGGTGGGGCGTCGTATGATGCGACCGAGAAGGCTTTGGTGTTTCCGGGAACCATTGGTAACTATTTAAGGACGGGAGCTCTCAATACATTCGTAGGCAATCAGGCATTTACTTTCAGCGGTTGGTTCAGAAGAACGAATACATCGACGGTGAGACAAGATTGGTTTTATCTTGGGAAACCAGGAACAGCGTACGGGTCAGCATTTTCTATATTCACATCTGGGAATAGTACATACGCATACGGATTTGGTAATGACATATTTTCTACTACTAATCAAATTCCGGACGAAAGTTGGTACCATGTCATGATTACGTTCGTGGGAGGTATACCAAATACTACAAATAAGAAGGTATATCTAAATGGTGCTGACATTACATCAGCGTTTACCAGTAGCGCAACACATACACAGAATTTTCAGCCAGATTCTCCATTAGTTTTAGGGAATGGTGCCGATCTTTCTTATCCATCACCAGTGAATATATCCAACTTCAAACTCTACGACGTCGCCCTCACCGCCGAAGAGGTCAAGACCCTCTACGATATGGGTCGCAATGGGAGTGTGGCGAACCCCCAACCTCTTCACATCGCGGCACCTTTGTACTCACCGGGTACGATCGTTCAGGTTGAGCAGTCTTTGAAAACAGATACATTTTCTACAACTGGACTTAGTAGTCACCCAGTTTCACCCGGTAATGATGTTCCGGGATTAGCGGTAACAATACATCCAAAATTTGCCAATAGTAAGATACTGGTTTCTTATACTGTATCTACTGGAGCATATGGCCGTGCTTACCTTAGGATACAGCGAAAACAGGGAGGGTCCACCACTACTATAGCACCATCAGTGGGGGTTCCTAATTCGACTGATGGTAAATGTACAACATCACATTCGGGTTCTAATGATAGTTCTGTCGATAGTCAATCATTTGAATATTATGATACGATAGGTGGTACAGAACCAATAACCTATCAGATCCAGGCGTGGACGTATCATTCGGTGTATTATATATATATAAACAGGGCTCATGTTGATGGAAATGGAAGCAGTGACGGAACATATTGGGCACGTACACTAAGTTCCATAACTGCCAAAGAGGTGTGTCAATAAAATTCTATGGTAAAAGTAAATGGATATACCTTGCATTCTATCTAATTATTATAAGGGACATGTATGGTCTCTCAATGGGGAAAAGTATGAAGGTTTAATATGGTCGGAAGAAAACACACTCCCAAAACCAACCCTCGAAGAATTAACTGAAAAATGGAATGAATACGTAGCGGCCCAACCCCTAAAGGATCTCCGCACCAAGCGGAACCAGGCCCTCGAGCAAACCGATCGGTACGCCATCACGGATTTTCCGTATGCGACCGATGATGACAAACAGACCCGACTCACACAGCGTCAGGCCCTCCGTGACCTCCCCTCTTTGGTCACACCTCTCGAAGGTGGTTCCATGAAGCTCTGGGTCACCAACGAGAATGGGTCTCTCCAGGCTGGTGACAGTCTCGTTTTGTCGAACACAGCCGGGTACTTCACGAAGGGTGAGCCCGCTGTCGTGACCGTCAAGGATGCCTGTGACTTTTCGGCGTCCACTACAGAGACGTACTATTCCAATATCGTTTCAGTGACCCAGTCTAACGTGGTCACGACGAGTGAAACGGCTCAAGAAGGGTACACTGAGAATGCCTACTGGACCTCGAACTCTGTTTCATACTACACGGGGAACGTCGTTTCCCACTACTCTAACGTTGTTGTGTATGATGGTGTGAGTGTTTACTCCAACTCGGACACCGCCCAAGAAGGGTACACAGCCGTGTTGCGAAGCAATACGTCCCCCATAGAAGTGGAGGGGTACACACCCGTTTTGAGCTACTCCAACGTATCTTCAGATCGGTACGATGCCAATGTCCACACCGAGTACACAAAGGTTGTGACTCATTATTCGAATATTTCGGTAGTTGAGACCGTCGAGTACTCCAACATCTCCGCGAGTGCCTATGAAGCTCTCGACTCGAATCTCGTCGTGACACCCGGATACACATCCTTTTTCCATGAAGTATCAAACACCTCTATTCGAGTTCAGCAATACGCCGCACTCACTCCCGAACAACGCGCGGAGTATACCATTCAAAGCGTACCGGCAGTGACTTCCAATCTCCAATCGTTCTATACCCCTCAAACTAAGACGGTTACCCATGAAATCAAGGATGTTGGTGACTATAAGGCGGCTCATGTTGAGTGTACTTTGCCGATTTGAGACCTTCGTTCCAAGTGCTTTGCAAACTTTACAAACTGTATCAGAGTTTCTAAGGTCTGTCGTTCCAATCGACTCCGTCGATTGTCCCGTATCAAATAAAACCCGAGGGGTTTTGGTCATTTAAAAAAACCTCACCCTATATTAAATGCCTATCATTGATACCCCGGCGGGTACTCTTGAGGTAACTAACGCTATCTTGAGTGCCAGTGAATTTAGGGGGACTCAAAAAATAAGTGTTTCTAACTCAGCACCAACTAAGAACTTTTCAGTGGGTGATAAATTTCATGTGAGTACAACCGATGCGGATGCCGTTAATATTACAGGGAACCTGGTCGCACAAAAACTTAAAATCGGGAATCTTCTCGTCAGTCCAACCTTCGATTTAGCCGCCGTTTCTAATGTGGGGAACACAACCTCCAATACCCTCCAATTTGCCAATGCGACCACATCTTTCGTGGCCTCCTCAAACGTCGAGATTGGTGGGAATATCACACTCACCTCGAACGCCCAGGTGAAGGTTGGTTCCAACGTCCTCGCGGAATATACGGGACCTCATGGGAGGGATCCAACAACTCCGTTGTTGAAAAAGTTCCCCGAGATTGTTTTTGAAGAGGGGAAGTTTGATAGGAATGATACGACTAATACCTATGTTCAAGCGGGGTATACTGTGACGGCGAGTAGTCAATACAATGCATCCTACGCGGTGCATCATACTTTTAATGACGTGCTCCAAGATATTGAAGCTGGTGCGGGTGGTATTTTATGGACTTCCGCCACTTCTACGTACCCCGCCGCAGGTGGTGATTACATTGGTACAACTCATGGTATAGGTACAACTTACGGTGAATTTATTAAATTAGAATTACCATATAAAATCAAACCTAAAGAAGTTCGTATATTCCCGCGTACATTTCAGGGTGGTGGTGCGGGTAACTCTCAAAGTCCTGCACAATTTAAGATTTTTGGAAGTAATGATAATTTTTCATCGGAAATAGTTGAACTTTACCACCAAAATACAGATTGGGTTAACAACGAAACGTGGGGAGTCTTTGATATTAGTCACACAACTCACTTTAAACATTTCGGTATCGTTTTCACTAAAACAAATGGAACTAACATTGTAGGCGTCCAAGAAATAGAATACTACGGCTACGAAGAGCCCGCACCACCCGGTGACCTTTCGTTGGATACGACCCTAAAGTCGACGTTCAACTCCGTTCGGTCGAACAATTACGTGATGTATTTCGATGGGGAGGACCCGGCTGTCGGGAACGTCCCTAAGTATCTCCCAAGTGGTTCGGCTAAGTCTATCACCCCAAACAATGTGGTCTTCGACGCGACAAACAATTGCTGGAGTCTCGATGGCTCCACGGAGAGTAACGTGACCACAGGTTCCCTTGGTTTCGAGGGTGATGCGCCACACACAGTCTCCACTTGGATCAACGCCTCGAATCTGGAGGCGAATGCCTTGACCCAACAGCTCTTCAGTATAGGGTCGGGGTACGATAAGGCTTTCCTTAAAGTTGACGATACCCAAATCGCCGCGAACACGTGGCACAACGTGACCTATGCGTACCAAGGTGAAGGTGGGTCCAAGGTGACCTACGTGGATGGACGGAAGGTTGAGGAGTCCCAAGTTGAGGATACCTTCGGGGACTACCCACCCTTTGCCATGACGGACTATGAAGTTGGGGGGTACAGGGTCAGTGCGAGTAACGAAGGTTTATCACCTGATTTCCTGGCCTGGTATGCATTCGATGCACTTGGTACCAATAACAATAGTTGGACACCTGGCAGCACGTATAGTTCAGGAACTCCAGCTACGTATCCAGGATCAGAACGCTTACCTGGTGTGGACACTAGTGGCGCAACTATCCCACTCGGAGAATGGCTGAAATTACAATTACCTTATAAACTTGTACTCTCTTCTTTACGATTTAACTCTAGGAGTACAACTCAATCCCCAAAAGATTTTAAAATTTACGGCTCAAATGATGATTATAATTGGGATCTCCTTCTTACAGGTGTTGGGACCGGGGCTAACCCGAATGCAAATCTATCAGATACGGTTCGAGGCGATGAATTTGCAGTGAATGCTACGAAGGGGTACAAATATTTAGCTATGTCTGTCCAGACTGTGATAGGAAATGCATATATGCACATTGCAGATCTCAAATACTACGGCCACAAGGAAGGCGACCTGACCCGATTCCCCGAGCCGACGCGGGTGCTCAAGTATCCACACATTGCGATGACTGGTCCGGCTCAGAGGGGGTATGTGGTACAAACATCTGGAAATAATGCCACATCAAATGATGGGTGGAAAGCTTTTAACGGTGTAGGATTTAACGGTCAAACAAATGCAGGTGATCACTGGATTACACCTGATTTATACACATATAATACAGGTGCATTTGAACATGCTAGTACCGCTATATATCAACCTCTCGGCACTGGGGCAACGGGTGCGGGTGCTTGGATCGCCATTAAATCCCCAAACAAAATTAAACTCACTAAACTTCGTGTAGATAACGTAAGTAAGGCAGGTTTTAGAGATTATACCGTTCACGGAAGAAATGGTGGTGGTGCAATAGTAGGTGGAACATCGTGGTCTTCCGCTTTACTTACAGTGACGGAAGAAGGTTCCGGATACTCACAAAGCGGAAACTACGTGTTTACAGAAACGTCACATAACATATCCATAAATGATTATTACAATGAATTTATCATTATCATAACTAAGAAAACACCGGCTAGTGGTACAGGTGATAATTTTTTACTCATGCGCGAGTTAGAGTTCTACGGCACAGAAGAAAACACCGGCACCCCCGCGATAGTGGGTGGTCCCTTCGCGGGTAAGGTGGCGAACTTTAGGGTCTATGACCAGTACTTGGGTGACGAACGGATCCAAGAGATTTACGATGCACAAAAGGATGCGTTCGGGCACAAGAAATCCTCGATGACCTTCTACAAAGGTCGCGTAGGTGTGGGCACGACCGAACCCGAAGGCGCCTTGACGGTCGTGGATGAACCCCATGCTTTGGCAAAGTTCCCCGCGAGGGCAATCTCTGCGGACGATTCGTACGATGAAGGGACTGGTCAAATCAAGTTAAGTGCCGCGGATGGGTCGGGGTACCAGGCTTTCGATGGTCTCACTTCAACTTCGTGGGACTCAACACCCACCCGAAACACCCGAGTCTCCGAAGAAGTTGATTTCGGGGCATGGCTCAAGATTCAAACCCCCGAATCCATGAGTCTCAAGAAGGCTGAGATTGAATCGAAACCTGATTGGATGCGGGTTGGGAGTGAGATTCTTGGGTCCGCGGCAACTACCAACTTTGGTAAATCAGTTGACTGTAATCATGATGGTACACGTATAATTTCTAGTGCGTATCAAACTGCCTCGTCTCCGGTAGGTGAAGTACGTGTATACGACTGGAATGGTTCTGCGTGGACGCAAGTTGGTAATACTTTAGCTGGACCACAATCTTCACCTACACAAGGATATTTTGGAGAAACTTCAGTAAGTATATCAGGCGATGGTACTATAATAGCCGTTGGGTCAAGACTAGAAGATCCTGATGGTGGTACCGATAAAGGTACTGTTCGGGTTTTTTATTTGAGTGGTTCTACATGGACTGTTCTACCAGATTCTGGTAGCGAAACAACTAATATAGGAACGGGTACATCTGCGCTTCGAAATGATATTTTCGTAGGTGCATCTAACTCCGATCAACTCGGTTACCAAACTAAACTTTCGTATGACGGTAAAACTATACTCATGACCGCACCAAATTATGATGACCTTACTAACGGTGTAGATTCTGGACAGGCTCGTATTTATACGTATTCGAATGGTGCGTGGTCCAGGAAGGGTGACTTCTTAGTTGGTAGTCTAGATGATCATCTTGGATATTCAGCTGATATGTCCGAAGATGGAAACTGTATTGTTTTAGGTGGATTTGGTGGAAATAACAATAACGCGTGGATTTATATATGGGACGGAACATCATGGGTAAACCGCGGTGCTTCGGGTACAAATCCCGCTTTTACACGAACAGACAGTGACCAATTCGGAAAAAGTTGTGCTATAAGTAATGATGGTACGGTGATTGCATTTGGTGTATTCAATGCTGATATTGCCGATGGTGCACTTTCTGATAACGGTGGTATAGTACAGGTATATCACTGGAGTGGTACACAGTGGGAACTAAAAGGAACGCTCCACAACAAAGACGCTACAGATGATACTTTTGGTTCGGCTGTGAGTCTATCTGGTGACGGAAAACGGTTAATAGTGGGTGCTCAAGATGATGATACGATTTCGGCTAATAACGGTCGTTTATACACGTTCGAGTACAATGGTTCTGCATGGGTGAGAAGAGAACCCTTTGCGAGCATCGGTATTACTTCTGACGTCGGCGATGATACTGAAATAGGGAGAGTGCGGACGGCTGTTATTTCTAGAGATGGTTCAGTTATTGTTTCGGGAGAACGTGGATTCAATTCTATAAACGGGAGTGATTCCGGTCGCGTTCGCGTCTTCTCGATGCCCTCGAACATCAAGAGTATTTGGGGAAGTAATGATGATGTAAACTGGACAAAGATCGTAAGTGGTCCTACCCGTGAAGAGGCAACTTCAAACGTCGCTGGACTCGCGTTTGGCTATGATGACCGCCTAGAGTTTAAGAATTTGGATAACCCCAACTATTACAAGTACCACGCGATCGTCGCGGATGCGTTCACGCGTCTCAAAGATATCAAACTCTTTGGGATCCGGAACCAGGGGTCGAGTACCCTCCACGATGGGACCTTGACCCTCTCCAAGAACTTGGATGTTCCTAGGATCGGGCCACCCCCAGATGCCGATGATACACCCCGAAGGGACAGACTCGTGGTGGAATACAACACCTCCACGAACCCCGTGGAAAATGGGGCTGTTAGGGATACGAGTGGGAGGGGGTTGGATGGTGTTTTTACTACGGGTGCCGGTTACGATGCTACAGAAAAAGTACTCACATTTAACGGTGCGTCAACTTCGGGTATAACTGTCGGTGGAGCCACCGGTGTTGGTGGTGATAAACCATTCAGTTTTGGTTTATGGTTCAATATGACATCTTATAACAATAATGGGGCAAATTCTTTGGTAACTTTTGGTAATCAAACTACTAATGCACAATTTCTTTTAACGATTGATCAGTCCAATGGATTAATATACGGGCAATTTTATGGTGCATCCGTGAGTATCCCTATTTCTGGGGGAGTACAATTGGGAAATTGGTACCATTTTGTTTTATCATACCCGGGTGGTGGACATTTCAACATGTCTCTATATTCTAACGGCGTGAAGGGTACTAATACAGAATATGGTGGAAATGTAACTGGATTGATTCCTCAAAACGCTGCAATCGAAATAGGTAGGTACGCGTCATCTGGAAATCCGGGTTTTAATGGCAAAATGTCTAGTTTTAAGTTCTACGACACGGCCCTCACCGCCGAAGAGGCCAAGACCCTCTACGATATGGGTCGGTGTGATGAGGGTGGCCACGTCGTCAATTTCAGCAAAACTCGGGTCGGGATCGGCTTAGGGGATGAGGAGGCTCCGAGGGGGGCTTTGGATGTTAGAGGTGAATCTTATTTTAATAATGTTGGGGGAGTATTTAACGTGACTGGTAGAACCACGACACGACGATTGAATGAAATAAACTTTCCGATACCACCCATAAGCAGCACCAGGAAACAACAATTCTTTTGGCTCGCACAGTTTAATGAACTTCAATGGAGCTATTCAGAGTATTTACGATTTGAATACAATTTACATTATTCCAGACATCTTGACCAGCACAATAGAGGTGTAACCTCTGGTGGGTACGCAATCATAGCTACAAGGTCTCAAGGCGCGACGGGTACAGGTACACAATCTGATAACGAATCACCAGTTGTGAGACGCGTTGAATACAGTTCGTACAGGGGATTCGCGGAAGGTCCTAATTTTTACTATGTACGAAACAGAACTAGATCAAAGGGGTATCTGGTAATGGGTTTTAGAAGTACCCGAGGATGGACCCCAGCCCAAGGTGCTAGAGTAACAGGAACAATACAATACAATGGAAACCTCGATAACATAGACACCTTTAACGGAACTGTATACAAACATGGATCCGAGGCGACAACGGGAAGTATAACTGATCACGCAACTTTATTTCCTTCGACCACACTTCCCAAAAATTTTGTAGCTCAGTCCGGTGACACTGTTACACTTCACCAAGCTAGCGAATCTACTACGTACTTCACTGGTCAACACACAACGTATATCGAAGATTTACCCGATTTAACAAATCATGAAAATAATAACGGTTTAATCGTTTCATCGAATAAAAATGACTACATTCATTTAACGAATCATAAAATTCGTGGAAAAGAAGCGATCACACAAGACGAATCTCTTCCAATTACATCTTTGAGTACACGACAAAACGACAAAACATGCTTTGGTGTAATGTCATGTAAACCATTTAATGAATATTCTGAAAAACGCTTTTGTGTCGTAAACTCTTTAGGTGAAGGTGCTATTTGGGTGCTGAATACTAACGGCAATCTAGAGGCGGGTGATTATATTACCACATCTAACGTGACTGGTTACGGACAAAAACAAGATGATGATATTCTTCGAAATTACACCGTAGCTAAGATTACAATGGATTGTAATTTCAATCCAGTAAGTCGACCTATTAAAGAGATACTTAGATCAGAAAATGGTGAATATATCTTAGATGAGGACGACCAAATACAATGGACGGATACCAACGAAACCGAAATGCAGTATAATATTAGATACGTAGATGCTAATTGTACAATCATATCCCAAGATGAGTACACGACAAAACTTTCAGAAGGAGAAAATGTTTATATAGCTGCATACGTCGGCTGTACCTATCACTGTGGTTAAAGCATTTAAAAACTAAAATTTATTATAAATAAAGTGATGACATTTTTTCATTTCCCATCACATTTTGTATACTGGGCACAAATACCCGAACATGAGGAACTGAAAAAGATTCTCATGCCCATTATACAAAATTTTGAAAGTGATATAAAAAATAATAAACCATTTTCAGCATGTAACGTGAAATCCAGTTTCGAATGTGAAAATGATAATGTAAACTCATTTTTAAGAGGTAAAAAAATAGAGGGTACTCTTGTTTGGAAACCATTGTTTCAAATGTTAAACGAGATAAATAATAAGGGTGGTATGTGTCCGATACAGGCGGACAATTTTTCAGTGTCAACTGCTTGGTACAATATATATAATAAAAACGATTTTCAAGAGCTACATGATCACGATTCGTGCAGTGTACGTGATATGAATCGCATAGTTCACCCATGTTTTTCATTAATATACATACTTCACGATCAATCAAATACAAACTCAACAGTTTTCCAGAAAAAGGAATCCCCATGTTTTCCACGAAAAACCGTCATAAATTTCGACACTTCACAAGAAAATACAATCAGTGAAGGAACGGTTATCATATTTCCCTCAGATTTACCTCACTTAGTAAAACCATGCTTAAAAGATGGAAGAGTAACAATTTCATATAATGTAATGGCCAACTACGAATAACCAGTGAACCCGGTTTGGCCCGTCCAGCCAACTGCGTAGCAGTTGTTCCTCGTCCCAATCGACTCCGTCGATTGTCCCCTTTCCCCCAGTCTCACGATTGGCCTACGGCCAAGTGTGAATTCTTTCCTCCCCTTATAATAAATGTCGTACTACTCGAACATCGTGAGTATCGTTCAGTCCAACGTCGTTTCTAACGTCACCGTGGCTGAGTATTCCAACCTATCAGTGGACGACCAGGCCAACTATTTGGAGTGTAGCTACTACTCCTCGAATAGCGTGGGGTACTACTCGAATCTCATGGTCTATGATGGAATCAATGTATTCTCCAACATTTCCTCGAATGCCTATAATGAATTGACTCCCGATCAGCAGAGTGGGTACACACCTGTGCTAGAGTATTCGAATGTCACGACCACGGATAGTCCTCATCACTATATTAAGGTGATCACACATTACTCGAACCTCGTGGTTTCTAATGTTGTGACCTACTCCAACATAGACGCGAATGCTTACGCAAATCTCGTGACCACCCGACCTTCCTTCACAGTGT